ACCCTAAAGGGTGCTGAGGCCCTACAAAAGGCGCTTGCTGGCTTGGGAGACAAGTTTCCGGGTTTAATATCCCAAAGCAAACGGCTAGTTGATAGCCTTACTAGTAGCAAAACAGCAGTTGACTTAAATACTGAAGAGCACAAACTAGGTACTACTGCCCAGAAGGAAGGTACAATAGGACTGGCGGAAAACACAACAGCAGTTAAATCCAAGGAACCTATTAGTAACGTTACTAATAACATTACTAATGTTACTAATTTAGCCGTAGACACAGAGGCAGTGGCCACAATAGTGTCTGAGGCGTTAATAAATCGTGCGGACAGACAGAAGAATAGGGGTAATAGGGATACAGTAGTATTTGATAAGGGGGTTCTAGACTTAGCAAGAGGTGGTCACATTACAGGACCTGGTGGACCTAAAGACGATGTTATACCTGCTTGGCTATCTAATGGGGAGTTTGTTGTTAATGCGGCCGCTGCCAATGATAATAGGTCATTACTAGAGCACATTAACTCAGGCAATAAGATTAGCGGGTTTGCAGAAGGTACTGCTACTTCAACTGGTGACCCCTTTGGTGCTGCACCAACATGGGACCCTATCGGTCTATACAGTTCACTAACACCTATAGCACAAGGCATACTAGACAAGGTAGATTCTACTACGCTAGTAATATTAGATTTCTTAAATCCTATTGTAGGACTAGGTGATACAGCCGACAATATGTTAATTGAGTTAATGCTGTTTAACACATCATTTGACGACTTACTAAGTGAGCTACAGTACGTACAGCCTGGAAGCGAGGGCAACCTAATAGAGAATATTAATTCTGCATTTGCGGAATTAAAGCCAGTATTTGCCGACTTAAAGCCAATACTTAGTGATTTAAAACCAATAATGGAAAGACTTTCTAAGGGAGGAGTATGGGATACCCTATTCCCTGATTCTGAGTCTGAAGTTCAAGCTCCTAGAGTAATGCGCAATCGAAGATCTGCTTCATCCGTAGAGGTAGAGAAAAGAGCGAATGGTGGAGCTATTAGAGGCCCTGGGGGTCCTAAAGAAGACTTAATACCTGCTCTACTATCTAATGGTGAGTACGTAATTAACGCTGCTTCTACTAAGAAGCATGAGCCTCTTATACAAGCTATTAATGAAGATAACGTCTCTCAATTTATGTCTGGCGGAAGAGCTAATGATGACATAGCTAGATTCAACGGAGGGGGTATGGTTCCTCCTAAAACTAATACTAAGGCTGTCAAAGCTATATACGCCGGTAGGTTCAGTAAGGGTGTTGAATTTGCGCACTGGCCTAGTGAAACTAGGGGTATGAAGAATGGTATACAAGGTTCGGTACGTTACGTAAGGGAAGGCAATAAAATAGTTAATATGCGTATGGATGCCCCTAAGGGAGGCCCAAGCTCCGCTCAGCTACTAAATGCTCTACTTAAGAACAATCCTGAGATAACTTCTATAGACCCACTACAAACTACTCCAGGTAAAAAATTCAAGGACCCTAAAGGGTACGGAATCAACAAAATGCGAGGCGGAGGTGACCAGTCTCTAAAGACTTTGAGATACTTAGCCGGTCTACATGGAGTTGAGGTACTTGAGACATACGAAGAGATGGAAGACAGATGGGCACGCGAGTCTAAGGTTAAAGATGTAGAAAAGCGTACGATGCCTAGAAAAGGAGCAAGCATGCAAAGCATGCCTAAAGCAGGACTGCTTAAAACTGCTCTAAGATTTGTACCGGGACTAGGAGCCGCTATTACTGCAGCTGACTTTGCCTCTATGTACAATCCATTTGAGAAGGAATATACTTCTGTAATGGAGAGAGACTTTAGTGATAAGAAGGGTAAGAAGGACAACCCATTTGGCTCTCTTAACCTTAAGTTTGCGGAAGGCGGTATTGCTAAGTTTATGTCAGGCGGCCCAGTAGATGAGGATGAGTATGCAAAAGGAAGGGCTTGGCAGAAACATCTGAAGGAGTACCAAAAGGAGTATCAGCCCAAATATCGCGCTAAGAAAAAGCTAGAAGCAGCAGCAGATGCGGAAAAAAAGGCTAAAAAGGCTATCTATAATAAGGAGTACAACGCCAGGAAAAAGGCAGAAAAATTGGCTAAACCTACGGAGGCTCCTTGGAAAAAACAGTTTACACAAGATACCTCTAAGTACGGCAAAGGAACTCCAAAGGTATCGCAGACTAACTTATTTGGTAATAAGCAAGGATTTGATAGCAAGTGGTTAAAAGGGGCAGGACATCAGCCTACATTGCCTGGTATGGACTCTAAGAACGTATATACTGACAAGTGGAAGAAGCAGTTTATAAAGGACCTTACTAAGTATGGAAGAGGCTCTTCGCAACTAGACCTACTTCCACAAAATAGATTACCGTTCACAGGTCCGGGTATACCTAGAAGCAGCGGTCCGTCTATGAGAGCGAATGCAGCTAGATTTGGCAAGGCTTTCCTAAAATTTGGCTTAGGCCCTGTAGGGATAGGACTAACTGCAGCAGAATTAATATCTTGGTACATGGAAGAAGATGATACTGCTAAGAGTGTTATGGACGGGATTGGAGAAGACAATAAGGGTCTAGTAATAGACTTAGGACCTACACAGGGTAAGAGTGCTATAACAGGCAAAGAGTACGCTAACGGTGGAATGGCTAAGAAGTACGCTAGATTTGCACATGGCGGATTAGCTGGAATGGGGAGAAATGGAGATACTGAGCTAGCTCATGTAAACCCAGAAGAGTCTAAAGTACTTAAGTCTATGGGCGGGTCTGGTTCTATTAATCCTAAAACGGGTCTACGTGAGTACGCTGGAGGTAAGAGTTCATCTGAAGCAATAGATAAGGCGAGACATCAGTTAGAGATATCGCACTTGCAAGCATTAATTGAAGTTTCGAAATCATCATTAGATCAAACAATATCTCATAAAGCCCTAAAAGAGAGTAGCAACGCTACCGACGCTGAGATTGCAGAAAGCTCCTTGAAGTTAAACGCTACTAACGCTAGAATGGAAAAGGCTATAGATAAACTAGCTAAGNTGGAGAGTTGTTGGGCAATTCCTTTAAAAAAGGAATTGGAACGGCGATATTAAAGAACGACTGGTCAAATTTACTGGAAAATGTTGCTGGTTCCTTTGCAGAGGACTTACAAACCACTTACTTAGGTAATGCAGAAGTGGCGGCGAAGGAGATGTTTACACAAATGTTTACCGATGCTGATATGGGCGGGAATAGGAAAGTCTCAGACAAGTCTGATGTACAAATGGCTCCTGATGGTATCATGCAAGCTGTAGGCGACTTATTTACTAATCACGGTAAAAATAGCTTCATGGATAATATAATTGGAGACCTAGGGGGACTATTCAGCGGAGCCGGAAAGTCTCTAGGTAATGCTGGCAACGGAATATGGGGTATGTTATCTAACATGTTCAGCAGCATGTTCTCTAAAGGTGGCTATGCTCAGTTTTCTAAAGGCGGATTTGCTAAATTTGCAGAGGGCGGTAACGTACGCGGATCAGGGGGTCCTACGTCGGATAGTATACCTGCTTGGTTATCTAATGGAGAGTACGTTATTAACGCGGAATCAACAGCACAGTATAGACCTATTCTAGAGTCTATAAATGCTGGTGAACTAGCTAAGGGTGGATTTGCAAAGTTTGCTAAAGGTGGATTTGCTAAGTTCTCTGAGGGTGGTATATCTTCAGTAGAGTCAGCACTGCTATCCGGAGATAACATTGGTTACATAGCTCCTATAGCACAACCTAGTAACAAAGCTTCTTCAGGCTCGTCTACTAATACTGTTAATGTTACAGTTAACGTATCCAGCGCTGGAACTTCTGTAGATGTAGAGGATTCTCAGGGAGATGTAGAAAAGTCTAGAGCACTAGGAGATATGATAGGTCTTAAGATACAACAACAACTTATAGAGGAGCAAAAGCCTGGCGGTCTTTTGAGTGAGTACTAATTATGGCAAGTGAATTTAATACACAAGTAGGGATTAACCCTGCTAAAGGTTTTAAAGAAAACCGTGTACAAAAAATACTTAAGTCCCAGTTTGGTGACGGGTATATGCAGAGGACTGTAGAGGGGTTAAACAACCACTCTAGTACTTTTTCTTTGAACTTTGTAAACAGAACCCCAGAGGAGGCAAGTGTAATAACAGACTTTCTTGAGGCACGAGGTGGGTTTAGAAGCTTTACATGGACTCCTCCTGGAAGAGACAAAGAGATAAAAGTATTCTGTGATAAGTGGTCGGAGACTTATGTGGGGCACTCTACTATAAGTATAGAGGCTACTTTCACTAAGGTGTACGAGTGAGTTCACATTACCCCTCGTCTGTAGTACTGGATATTTATAGCTTAGCCCCTGGGGAGCTTATAGAATTATTCGAGATAGACCTTAGTAAGGTGACTACAGCAGGATAAAGATGTATTCTACTTTCACTCGGGAACTTCAGTTATAGGCTCCTCTATAGTATGGCAGGAAGTAGAATACGTATCCTTCCCCATAGAGATTACAGGCTTTGAGTATAATGGTAAAGGTAAACTACCTAGCCCTATGTTAAAGATAGCTAATATAACGGGGATTCTTGTATCCCTACTAAGGGAGCATGAAGATTTATTAGGTGCCAAAGTTACTAGACATAGAACATTTGCCAAGTACCTAGACCCAACACAATGAAACGGACTGTACCCAGCTAATGTTGCAAGAACCATTCGAAGCTCATACATGGCATCCTAATGAGTCAGCAGACCCTACAGCTAGCTTCCCGGACGATATATACTATATAGACCGAAAGAAGCAAGAAAATAGAATAGTAATAGAATTCGAACTGTCTACTGCTTTTGATGTACATGGAGTTAAGCTTCCTAGAAGGCAGATGATATCTAACACCTGCACCTGGGAGTATGGTCCTGACAGTATTAATAGAACAGGTAGTGCAGAGGGTTGCTCCTGGCTTAGAAACAACGATAAAATGTTTGATTCTTCTGACCAGCCTGTTACGGACTCCACTAAAGACGTATGTGGAAAGAGAGTAGGAAGCTGCGAACTTAGATTCGGAGAAACAGAGATATTACCTTATGGAGGATTCCCTGGGTCTAATGTAGGGTTTTAGCTATGGAAAACAATATGAGAGAGCACGCTAAGCGTGAGTACCCAAGAGAAGCATGCGGATTAGTAGTAGAAATAGAGGGAGAAGAAATATACTTCCCCTGCAAGAACTTATCTGAAAACAGTGACCAAGACTTTATACTAGACCCTAGGGACTACGCGGACGCAGAAGATGCTGGTACTATAAGGGCAGTATTTCACTCTCACCCTAATGGGTCGTGCAATCCCAGTCCTGCAGACTTAGTATCTTGTGAGACCTCTATGCTGCCTTGGGTAATATTAAGCTGGCCTGCTAACAGCTTCTATAGATTTGCACCTACTGGGTACTCTGCAGAACTAGAGGGCCGACCGTTCTACTATGGGGTACTAGACTGCTGCACTCTGTGCAGAGACCTGTACAGTAGAGAACTATCTATAGATTTTGAGTGTATAGACTCTTCAGGGGTTTATCCTAAATTAAACTGGTGGGAAGATAAAGGTGCTGACTACTACGTAGATAACTTTGAGTCACAAGGATTTGTAAAACTGACTGATGAGACCCCTAAGAAGTACGATATATTCTTAATGAAAGTAGCGTCCCACTCTGCCAACCATGCAGCTGTATACCTGGGAGGCTGCTCTATAATACACCATCTATCGAATAGGCTATCTATAAAAGAAGTGTATACCGGATACTGGCAGAAGCATACAGTTCACCATTTAAGACACAAGTCTCTATGCTAACCGATGTACGACTGTATGGAGAGCTAGCAGATAAATATGGTAAGGAGTTCCGTTTTGACATAGACTCACCGAAGGATGCAGTAGCCGCATTAGTGGCCAACTTCAGCACCTTTAGGGAGACTATGGAGGGGGAGGATAAGTACTACGCAGTAATATACGAGGAAGAAAACCTTGATGTAGATACCTTAGTATTAAAGAAGTTTGAAACTACCGGTACTTTAAAGATAATACCTGTTATAAGAGGCTCCGGAGACTCTGCACTGGGTAAGATAATAATAGGGGCGTTAATAATATACGCAGCTACTCTTATACCGGGATCCACTGCTACCTTTATGCAGCTACTTAGCGGCGCAGAGACTGTGTCCTTCTTACAAACCACCTTAGTATACCTAGGAAAAAGCGTTATGATGAGTGGAGTTACCCAGGCACTCGCCCCTACCCCTGGCACTGCTACTAGGGCAGATAAGGTAGAGAACTACTATTTCAATGGACCCGTTAATACAACAAGACACGGGAACCCTGTTCCTATAGCCTATGGCCAACTAATGGTGGGGGGAGCAGTAATAAGTGCTCAAATAGTATCACAAGACAGAACCATTTTAGAGGATAACAGCTAATGAGCACTATAGTTTTATACGGACATTTAAGAGAGAAGTTGGGTAAGACCTACTCCCTAGATGTGCAATCTGCGGCAGAGGCGATAAGAGCAATGAGTGCCGTAGTACCTGGATTCAAAGAAGCTATACTAGGAAACGGGGAGACGCCTCTAGCCTATAAAGTATTAATAGGCGATAAAGTAGCTAGTATACACGAATATCAGAACCCAACTAGCACCAGTACTATAAGGATAGTACCTGCTATTATGGGCTCCAAAAGTAAGACAGAACAAATACTAACTGGGGCCTTACTTATGTGGGCAGGCAGTGGCCTCGGGGGCCCGATAGTTCCAGGTGGTGACGGTCTGAGCATGATGCAAGCGGCAGGAAGTATGATGTCCAACTTCGGAATGTCTATGGTAATGTCCGGTATAGCACAAATGCTGGCACCTGACCCTGTGGATACCCCAGAGACGCCTAAGAACTACTACTTCAATGGCCCCGTTAATACAACAAAACAAGGAACTCCAGTACCCGTGGCCTACGGGCAGGTACTAGTAGGAGGAGCAGTAATAAGCGCTCAAATAGTCTCACAAGATAAAACCAGATTAGATTAGAGGATAAGTACCGATGAGTAATAGCAATGAAATAATACAGAATGTACCTATTATTAGGGGTGCCCTTGGAGGAGACGGAGGAGAAGGTACTGCTCCTGTAGAAGAGGACAATACTCTATTTTCCACAGCTACAGCTAGTGTTCTAGACTTGGTATCTGAGGGCGAGATTGAAGGACTGGTAAACGGCGCAAAGTCTATTTTCTTTGATGGCACTCCTCTAAAGGATACACAAGGTAACTGGAACTACAGGGATGTATCTTGGCAAGAGGAGAAAGGTACTCAGTCTAATAGAGTTATACCTGGGTTTGAAACTACAGCTACACAAGTATCAGTTAACCAAATGGTAGAGCAAGATGGCGCTACCCCTCTTGGTGTTATAAGAACTATAACTTCCGCTAATATGGACGCTATTAGAGTTAGTATGTATACCCCCTCTTTTGTGTACGTTGATAACGAGACAGGGGACCAGCGCTCTACTACCGTAAGATACACTATTGAACTTAAGCCTAACATATACGAAGACTGGATACCTTACCCAGGAGTAGACGAGTATTACCAGAAAGAAGGTAAAATTACTACTAGGTATGACTGGAACCATAAGTTCCCTATACCCCTAGAGTGGAAGGCCGATGTAGACTTTAACTCCGTACAAGTACGAGTAAAGAGACTAACGGCAGACTCCACTAATGACGATAAGGAGAAGTACGAGGAAGACGTAGCAGAATACGAAGCACGCTTAGATGAGTGGATAGAGGCGGCGGGGTTTCTTGGAACAGTAGTGCAGCCAACTGCTCCTAACCCAGATGACTACAATAAAGAGTCTACTAGTATTCAGAATAAGATATACTGGGGTTCTTACTCCTCTATAATTGAAAATAAGTTCTCCTACCCTAACAGTGCTATAATGGGTATTAGACTAGATGCTAGACAGTTCGGACATGTACCCGTACGAGGATACGAGATACGCGGTGTAAAAGTAAGAGTACCTAGTAACTATAATCCTTATGACCCGGAAGCAGATAATACCGTATTATACAATGGAATATG